GGAAAACAATTTCCATATCCGATTGGATATTCGGAGAAACCATCAGGAATTATCCCTCAAAATTTACCAATGCCTGATTTTTTTGTAGATGATAAAGGAAAAGAAATATTAAGTAGACAATATGAAGGAATAAGACATTTGATACCATCAGTTGAGAAAGATTTACTGCTTGACAAAATTAGAGCACAAGAAGCTGATTGGCAAAAACGGAATGAAGCATACTTAAAATCACAAGAAATTATTAGAAAACCAATTCAAGGACCAGTAACTGAAGAACAATTTCAAGAACACTTGAAAAGTCTTACAGGTATAGAAGCAACATTTCCTCAATTTCAAGAAGGAATGAAAAGTCTTTCTAAACCTGAAACATTGTCAGATGCAGAACGTGGGGAAATATCAGGCGGAGCTATAGGACAAATTCCTATGGCAATTCTTAGTGGTTTAATTATGAAAGAATTATCTCACCCTGGAAGTGTAATAGATCCATTATCAGAATTGGCAAAAGAATCTATAAAAAAAGGTGAAACTATGTATAAAGCCACAAAAAAAGATATAACAAAAATATATAATGCAATACTGGATAAAATTGAGTTTGGAAAACAATTTCCATATCCGATTGGATATTCGGAGAAACCATCAGGAATTATCCCTCAAAATTTACCAATGCCTGATTTTTTTGTAGATGATAAAGGAAACGAAATATTAAGTAGAAAATATGAAAGAATAAGACATTTAATGCCATCAGTTGAGAAAGATTTATTGCTTCTTAAAATTAGAGCACAAGAAGCTGATTGGCAAAAACGGAATGAAGAACATTTAAAATCACAAGAAACTATTAAAACACCAATTCAAGGACCAGTCACAAAAAAACAATTTGATGCATATGATAACGGTATATTTCCTCAATTTCAAGAAGGAATGAAAAGTCTTTCTAAACCTGAAACATTGTCAGATGCAGAACGAACAGGATCGGGAGCTGTAAAAGCTAAAAATGATAACGCCTGGACAAAACACGTAAAAGCATATGCCAAGAAACACAATAAGACGTTTTTCGAATCGTTAAAATTATCTAAACCCACATATAAGAAGAATAATGGAAAAGGAGGTAAGAAATGAAAAACGTAAAGCCTTAAATGATTCAGAAGTATTAGATATAGTTGATGGAAAAGCAAACATTGTAATGTATTCAGATTTATGGAGATACAATAGTATAGACGAATTAGTAAAACCACACGGAGCGGCATTTATATTATACCAGCAAAGGCCTACATATGGGCACTGGTGTGCTGTGACTAAAAATAAAAATTTAATTAGTTTTTTTGATCCGTATGGTGTATATCCAGATGCTCAATTAGAATGGACAAAACCTGCGATGAGAGAGAAATTAAATATGGATTATCCTTATTTATCGGATTTATTAGCACATAGTCCATCGCATTATAAATTAGAATGGAATAAACATCAATATCAAAAATACTCTAAAGATGTGGCCAGCTGCGGCAGATGGTGTGCTCTATTTATCGCGTTTAAAGATTTGGGATTAACTGAATTTGCCAAACTCTTTGATTTAAATGTAAAAGATAATGATGATATTGTAACACTTTTAACAATGTTAGAGCTGGGCGACTAGTTCCCCTTTGCATCGCAGATTTTATAGAAGATGAGCTTTAGCCATTTTTTGACCAACTGGGGGACCAGTCCCCCTTAACCCCCTTTTGTTACACTTTTATTAAAAGTGCTTTTTTTTTAAAAAAGTTATCTTAAGAATTAAAATGTTTTTTACAATATAAAAAGATGATATCGAGAGGTTCTGTTCCACAATCAATAAATCCATTAGTAAGATACGTCAATGTGACAATAAACAACCCCGGGAACATTCCTAACAAAACCGTGACATTCGATACTACATATGATCGTTCTATTTTGAATGTATGTGGTGAGAATCTTTGTGCTGTTGTAAACTTTTCCTTACCACTTCAAAGTTTACCTCTATTTATATTTCCTATTGAACCAAATCAAGCTAATTCCAGAAAATCACGACTTCAAGTTGGTGTTTGTCATAATGTAAGTGCAGCACAAATTGCAGCAGGAGCAGAGGTTGCAGTTACTGGTAATTCAGTTGCATTAACTTGGCAGCCACAAGAATTAGGTTTAGCTATTCCAACACAAAATCAAACAACTCAAGTTGTAACCCCATACTATTATTGCTACTCATATGAACATTTTGTGAATTTAACAAATGATGCGGTTCAATCAGCTTGGACAAACGAAGCAACACCAGGAGGGCCAGGTAATTACCCTAGATTCCGATATAACGAAGATCAACATACATTTAGTTGGATTGTTCCAACTGCTTTTTCTGGTAATGTAGGTGGTGGTGCAGCGGATGGATGGTCTGTATGTTGGAATGAAGATTTTGACAATTTAGTAAACAATTTTAATACAATAAATACTGGAGGTCAATTCATATTGGAGGATACATTATCTGCATTAACGAATACAGTAAGTGGAAACATTATATTATCTCAGGATTATCCGACAACTGACTCATTTAATAGTGCTCAACGTATAATATGTTTAACAAATTCGATTCCGATTGCAGCTGATTATTTTGCAGCCCCATATAACCAATCTCAATATGGAGGTTCAGGATTATCAAATACAGAAAAAGTGCTTGTAGATATTCCTTTGGATTTTGATAATAATGTTGGTGCACAAAGAAGTGTATTGGTTTACAATCCTGGAATTTATCAAATATCAGATATGGAATCATCATTGCCATTAACAAGAATAAATGTAAAGTTTATGTGGTGTGATAGTTTAAATAATTTTTACGAAATTCCTCTTAAAGAATCTGACACTGTTACAATTAAACTAGGATTTTTCAGCAAACGATTACCATTTGTATAAGCTAAACAAATCTAAGGATTTAGAACAATTTAAATAAAATAAAAGAAGGTCAAATTTATTTTATTTACATAATACTAAAATATAATCATGTCATTAGCATTGGAAAGGGTATCTCCCGTAACTGTCCTCGATCCGAGAATAATTCAACAACAAAGAGTATTTCCTGTTTTGAAAGGAGGTGAACAAGTCCTTTACAAACAATATGGAACTACAAGTATTAGTTCTTCATCTGTGACATTTCATTGTCCTCCACCCTCAAGCAATTTATATGTCGATAGACGTATTCATCTTCGTATGCCTGTTCGTCTTTCAATTGCTGCTACTGCAGGATTAGTCGATGCAAAGTATATTATTACTCCATCGTGCTTTGCCATTCGTTCCTTTCCCGTCCAAAAGGCTATGGAAACCATTCAAATGACTATTAACAATCAATCTATGTCTGTTAACATTGGAGATATGTTAAGTGCTTTGGAACTTTACAATACTGACCGTAAATTGAAAGCTATTGATTACTCAAAATGTGCCACATATCCTTGTGGTATGTCTCAAAACTTTAGTGATTTGGCTGCTGCAGCTAGATCTCCTTTAGCTTTAAACTCTGTCGTGCAAGACCAGGATATTCCTAAGAGTGCCCCTTGGACTCTTGTATCTGGTAATGCTGCAACCTCAGGTAATGCTGGAACTGCAGTTATCGACTTTGTTTCTTGCGAACCATTGTTTCTCAGTCCTTTATATTGGGGAGATGCTGAAGGTAACGATGCTGCATTTTATGGTGTTAAATCTATGGATTTTACATTTAATTTTGTTGGTAATGCTGGAAATCGTATGATTGCCATTGATGGTCTTACATCTGCGTTATATGCAACTGATACAGCCGCTCGAGCATCAAGCAATTTGGCAATTACACATTCATTTAATGGATTTTCACCTGCATTTAGTTATGCACAAAACACTCCTGCATTATTGTTTCAATACATTACACCTCAATTGGTAGACCGTGGAAACGCAATGCAACAAGTTTTAAATTATCCTTATGTAAATTTGGAACGTTATCCTACCGATAACAACGCAACCCTAGCTGCTCGTTCAGGAAATACAATTGCATCTGTTGATTTATCATCTTCAAACGTTCAATTGAATTCGATTCCTACTAAATTGTATATCTTTGCTCGTGCTGATAACACAACAATGCAACGTAATTGTTTCAGTCCTGATGCATTTCTTCGCTTGAACACATTATCTCTCCAATGGGGTAATCGCAGTGGTCTTTTGGCTTCAGCAAGTATTCAGCAATTGTATGACATTTCAGTTCGTGCAGGATGTTGCCAAACATTTGCTGATTGGTC